CGCTATGGGATCGGGGAGAAAGGCACAGAGGTCAACAACGCACTAGGCAAGCGCCGTGAGGATTTCACCCCGGAGGAACTTAGTCGGTACGGAGACTACTGTATCAATGATGTGGAGCTTACTTACAAGCTATTTGATTGTATGGTAAAGGCTGGGTTCCCTCGGCCAGAGATGAAATTAATAGACGTTACAACCCGTATGTTTACTGAGCCTGTCCTAGGGCTTAACCTGCCATTGCTAGAGCAGCACCTTGAAGATGTGCGGGATCGCAAAGCCACGTTACTTGCAACTTGCCAGCTAGATGACAACGGGGTGTTGATGTCTAACCCCAAGTTTGCGGAACTCCTCAAGTCGTTTGGAGTAGAGCCTCCAGTCAAGATAAGCCTGACTACAGGTAAGGAGACATGGGCGTTTGCCAAGAGCGACGAGGGGTTGAAGGCGTTAATGGAGCACCCCGATGACCGGATACAGGCACTTGTCGCAGCCAGAATTGGGGCCAAATCCACGCTGGAAGAAACTCGGACAGAACGGTTTATTGGAATTGCCAAGCGCGGCTTGATGCCAGTACCCCTGAAATACTACGCAGCCCACACCGGACGTTGGGGGGGCTTGGATAGTTTGAATCTGCAGAACCTGCCGATCCGTGGGGCTAACGCAGGGAGATTGAAGACCTCCATTACTGCGCCCCCAGACAGCGTGATTATTGATTGCGATTCCGCCCAGATTGAGGCACGGGTGCTAGCGTGGTTGGCAGGACAGCAGGATGTAGTCGCAGCTTTTGCTAACAAGGAGGACGTATACAAGAAGATGGCTTCCAAGATATATGGCAAGGTAGAAGCTGACATCAGTACAAGTGAGCGGTTCATAGGCAAGACGACAGTTCTGGGTGCTGGATACGGCATGGGTGCGCCCAAGTTCAAGGATCAGTTGAAGACGTTTGGAGTAGACGCTCCGCTAGAGGAGAGCCGCCGCATTATTGCCGCGTACCGAGAGGTTAACTGGGCAGTGGTGGGGCTGTGGAAACAAGCCCAGATAGTACTTACCGCGCTATCACAACGTTCGTTGACACAGTTTGGTAAAGAGGGGGTGTTGGCGCTGGTTCCCGACGAGCAAGCTATCCGGCTACCTAACGGTCTGTTGCTCCGCTATGAAGGGCTGGCCCCGGAACAGGGGGAGAAAGGAGTACAGTACACATACAAGACGCGGCGTGGCCGGGTTAAGATTTATGGTGGCAAGGTAGTAGAAAACGTAGTACAGGCACTTGCGCGTATTGTGGTTGGAGAGCAGATGCTGCGCATATCCAAGAAGTACCGCCCCGTGCTTACTGTGCACGATGCAGTGGCGTGTGTGGCGCGGGAGGAGGAGGCTGCGGAGGCCCGTGCTTACGTAGAAGAGTGTATGCGCTGGGTGCCCGAGTGGGCGGAGGGGTTGCCAGTAAACTGCGAGTCTGGGATGGGGGCGAATTATGGAGAATGTTGATCCGCATCCAGAAGACAAGTCGGCGTGGGTAAAACTTGGGGGGAATGCAGAAACATTTTTTGTACAGAGGATGTTTTCTGAGGGGCTGTCGGTAATGAAAAACCCAGCTAAGATAGAAAACCCCTACACGCATGATCTGCTCATAACTTTACCCGCTGATTTAAAGACAATAAGAACCCCGTTTCGCACCGCTTCCAGATACGGTTTTGACCCAGACTACGCAATAACGATTAACGATAAAGATGTAAAAAGATACCTTGATAAATACCCGCATATAGTTTTGGTTTTAGATATCCAATACCCTAACTATCAAGGGATTCATATAGCCCCCATAGAAAGAATTAGGATAGCAATTAAAACCGAAAGAGCTAAACTGCATGAATATATAAACAGGGTTGGTGACTCTATGGGTAACGCCAAATCAAGTTGGGTGTTTGATTGCCGTTGGTTCCAAAAATTAAATAAATGACACTACCCGCACAATCTTATAGCAGCCTCAAACTTTACGACCAGTGTGCGCGTAAGTATTTTCATTTGCGGGTTGCCAAGGATGTGAAGGAGCCTACGTCCCAAGCGATGTCATACGGCACGGATATGCACCAAGCAGCCGAAGACTATATGCGGGACGGCACCCCCCTCCCCTCACACTTCAAGTATGTGCAACCAATGCTGGACAAGCTGCAGCAGTTCCCCGGTGAGCGGTTGTGCGAATTCAAACTTGGGCTTACTGAGAAGCTGGAGCCGTGTGAGTTTGATGCACCCGATGTGTGGTTTCGTGGGATTATTGATCTGGCTATCCTGAACCATAAAACCGGGGAGGCCCGTATCGTAGACTACAAGACGGGTAAGTCCGCTAAGTACGCAGATACCGGGCAGCTAGAACTTATGGCGCTAGGAGTGTTTAAGCATTTCCCGACTATAACCAGCGTCAAGGCCGGGTTGCTATTTGTAGTGTGTAACGCTTTCGTCAAGGCCAAATACGATGCTACGATGCAATCCGTTCTATGGGCTAAGTGGTTGCAGCAGTATGCAAAGATTGAATCATCGTACAAGAACGATGTATGGAACCCAAACCCAAGCGGGTTATGCCGCAGACATTGCGCGGCGGTGACCTGCCCACATAACGGTGCAAACCACTAGGAGTTAATATGCCGTACACCAAAACCCCCCGCCCCTATGAACATGAGTACACAAAACAAGTAGAGCGCGGCGAACACGAAAACCGGATGGAGCGACAACGTGCCCGTCGAAAAATGGACGCGAAAGGCGTTGACAGGACAGGCAAAGACATAGATCATAAAGTCATGTTGAGCAAGGGTGGTAAGAACGCAGATGGTGTGCGGCTGGTGGCACCAAGCGTTAACCGCAGCAGGAATGGGCAGTCCGCAAAAAAGAAGTAGGTAGTCGGTGTTAAGTAGTAGGTAGAGCAAAACAGAAGGCGTGTTTTGCTCATTTTCCGTTTGTGTTGGGGACACTATGCGAATAATTGAAAACAAAGCATTACTGCTTAACCTTAGAAACCCGGAACGTGTATCCGCAGTAATACCCAAAAGCAAGATTCTGGCTGACGGGACGTTGTTGGTTAACTGGGGGCTGGACGAAGCACAAGTGTTGAAGAATCTGCGTATCCGTGATGTGCCTTCGCCCATCTTGGGGCACTACGACTGGCCGGGAATATACAAACCGTTTGCCCACCAGAAAGAAACTGCATCGTTCCTGACGCTGCACCGCCGTGCGTTCTGCCTATCGGAGCAGGGGACGGGTAAAACAGGCGGGGTTATTTGGGCAGCGGACTACCTGATGCAAACCAAACGGGTCAAGCGAGTGCTGGTGATATGCCCCCTGTCCATCATGCAAGCCGCGTGGCAAGCCGACTTGTTCAGGTTGGTGATGCATAGGACTGTAGACGTAGCCTACGGCAGCGCAGCCAAGCGAAAAGAAATTATTGAAAGCGACACAGAGTTTGTAATTATCAATTATGACGGTGTAGAGATTATGGAGCGGGAGATTGCTGCTGCTAACTTCGACATTATTGTTGTGGACGAGGCCAACGCATACAAAACGACAAAGACCAAACGGTGGAAAGCACTGAACCGGCTTCTACGCCCCGATGTATGGCTATGGCTAATGACGGGAACCCCCGCTGCACAGTCCCCTGTTGAGGCGTATGGGCTAGCCAAACTAGTAAACCCAAAGGGTGTGCCGCCGTACTTTACTTCGTTCAAAGATATGGTGATGACGAAAGTAACCCAGTTCAAGTGGGTTGCTAAACCTCATGCAGCGCAAATTGTGCACACAGTGCTACAACCCGCTATTCGCCATACAAAGAAAGAATGCTCTGATCTGCCTGATATGACGTATGTGACCCGCGATGTAGAGTTAACCCCGCAGCAGAAGAAGTTCTACAACTTACTCAAGAAACAACTAATAGTAAAAGCCGCAGGGGAAGAGGTCACCTCAGTTAACGCCGCTGTAAACCTGAACAAGCTACTGCAGATATCGTGCGGCGCAGTATATTCAGATACGGGCGAAGTGCTGATGTTTGATATAAAGAACAGGTACAAGGTGCTACGCGAGACCATTGACCAGACTGACCACAAGGTGCTTATATTTGCGCCGTTTCGCCACATCATAGATATGCTGCGTGATGCGCTAGTGGCGGACGACTTCTCGGTGGAGGTTATCCGGGGAGATGTGTCGATGCACAAACGTGGGGATATAATCTGGAGGTTCCAAGAAGATGCCGACCCACGTATATTGATTATCCAACCGCAAGCCGCTGCGCATGGCGTAACCTTGACCGCTGCTGATACCGTAATCTGGTGGGGGCCAACACCCTCACTAGAAATATATGCACAGGCCAATGCTAGGGCACACAGGACAGGGCAGAAGAACCCGGTTACTATTGTGCGGCTCCAAGGGTCTGCTGCTGAAACACATATCTACAGACTACTAGATAGCAGAGACCACGACCACACAAAATTAGTTGACCTTTACAAAAATCTGCTTGCGTAAAGTAGCAACTACCGCTATACTGCATCCATAATAAGAAAGCAGATAGCTCTAAACCGGAGATACGCATGGAAACTCAACAGGTTACGCCACCTATTACTCCTGACACGCTTATGCGGGTCTACGCGAAGATGCGGGATAGGCTGGAGGTTTTGCAGCGAGATGTGACTGTAGTAGAAGACTCTATGAAGGCAGTCAAGTCCGCTTTGTTAGAGTATTGCAAGACCAATGGTATGGACAGTGTTCGCACTGCGTATGGTCTCGCCTACAAGACGGTACGGACTACGTACTCTACGGCAGACTGGGAAAGCTTCCATAAATTTGTGCTGGAGAACAATGCCCCCCATCTGCTGGAGAAGCGTTTGCATCAGGGGAACATGAAGGACTTCATGGCGGACAACCCGGAGTTTATACCGCCGGGGCTTAATGCATCTAACGAGTATGTAATGACAATCAAGAGGAAATAATGGACAGCCCTGACAAATACAGTACCATTGAACAGACTGCACAGCACTACCAAGTCTCGGTATCTACTGTTCGTTCGTGGATTCGCTTGAAAATAATCCCCTTCTTGAAAGTCGGAGGGGTGTATCGTATGAAGTTCTCGGAAATTGATGCTGCCTTAAGACAGCGTTCTGAGAGTACCCCTGCTGTACCCCCGCAACAGATCACTGCCATAGCTTCCCCGGCAGATGCTGTTGTTATTGACCCTGACCAAGACGTTTAACGGAGATACGCATGTCAGAAATCGCGCTGTTTGAAGGAACCCTCCCCGCCCACTTGCTTGCTGGCGTGGATGACGACACCACTGCTCTCGCCGGATCGGGTGGTGCGATGCGCCGCTTGTCCATTAAGGGCGGCGTGTTTCGTGAAACGATTGGTGGTAAAGAGTACCGCGTGAGTGAAGATCGCTTTATGAACGTAGCCGTGGTGCGCGTTGCCCCGATGAACTCCCGGCAGTTTTATCCCGGTGCATACGTTGAGGGTGAGAAGGTTGCGCCTACGTGCTGGTCTACTGACGGCACCAAGCCGGATGCCGATGTTAAGGACAGACAGGCGACTAATTGCCTGACCTGCCCCCAGAATATCAAGGGTAGTGGACAGGGCGAGTCCCGCGCTTGCAGGTTCCAGCGCCGCATGGCAGTCGTGATTGAGGGTGAGATTGAGCGCCGGGAAGTGTATCAGTTGATCTGCCCTGCTACGTCCGTGTTTGGAGATGGGGAACGTGACAAGATGCCCTTGCAGAAGTATGCGCAGCATCTGAAGTCCCACCGCTTTCCAATTACTGGTGTGGTCACCGCGATACGGTTTGATACTGCGCAGACGCAGCCTAAGCTGGTGTTCAAGGCGGTGCGTCCGTTGACTGCTGCAGAACACGCAATAGTAATGGAGTTGCGTGAATCGCCTGAAGCACTTGCCGCGATTACTCTGAATGCTGCGCAAGCAGAAGGGGTAATTGCACCCGCAGAGGGGTTGTTTGAAGCACCCACTGTACCCACTGTACCCACTGTACTTGCGGCACCTGCTAAGAAAGCAGCACCTGTTGAAGATGCCAAGATCGAAGAGCCGAAAAAGGCCGCATCCAAGAAGTCCGTACCTGAACCGAAGTTGGCAGACCTAGTAGGAGAGTGGGACGACTAACCTCCCACGATAGGTTTGTGTGAAGCCCCCGAAGTTTGGGGGCTTCTTTTCTTCGGTTTGGATATGGGCGAACAATGGACACACTAGAGTTTCTACGTGCTGTGTTGGCCGATACGGGTTTTTATTGTGTAGTCGGACTAAAGCGGGATGGCTCCGCCCCTGTCCAAAAGTTCTACCCATCAATAGAAGCGGCTGTTGAGGTTGCAACACAACTGCAGGGCAACGGATACGATGCGTACTACGCGCTGGCTACTTACACGAATGGGGATTCGCGTAGGGGCGATAACGCACAAGCACTGAAGTCATTCTTTCTTGATCTGGATTGCGGGTTGGGGAAGCCCTATGGCACTCAAGTAGATGCGATTGTTGCACTGAAGGCTTTCTGTAGTGCTGTCGGATTGCCGCGCCCATCTATAGTTAATTCTGGGCGTGGGGTTCACGTTTATTGGCTTCTCCAGATGCCAGTGCTCCCTGCGCAATGGCTACCTGTTGCTCAGGCACTCAAAGACCTTTGTACCCAACACAAGCTTCATGCTGACCCGGCAGTAACTGCGGATGTGGCTAGGATATTGCGTATCCCCGGCACCTTGAATTTCAAGGACACACCGCCAAGCCCTGTGGAGATACTGTCCGTAGGGGCACCTGTTACCTTTGAGGCGTTTGAAGGGGTCACAGGTAGCGCGATGCCGATGAAGGGCTACGTCCCCCGTGAGATGGACGCGGACACGCTAGCTTTGTTAGGTGGTTTTGTAAACAGCTTCAAGAAGATTCTGATTAAGACGGCGGCTGGGAACGGGTGCCATCAGGTTGGACACGTTGTAACTAACCAAGCCACTATTGAAGAGCCGCTATGGAGGGCCGCGCTATCAGTTGCTAACTGTTGTGTAGATAGAGACAAGGCTATACACCACATATCGAAGGGGTATCCTAAGTACGATCCCGTAGACACTGATATAAAGGCTTCGGATACGGCGGGGCCATACACCTGCGCAATATTTGAGAAGTTGAATCCGGGTGGTTGCGAAGGATGCAAGCATAAGGGCGTTATCCGCTCCCCCATAGTCCTAGGACGGGAGATTGAGGAAGCCTCTCTGGAAGACAATATTGTCGTAGAGAAGCTGGCTGACGTACCTACTGCACCTGCCCAGACGTATGTGATCCCCAAGTACCCCTTCCCCTACCTGCGCCCCAAGAACGGTGGGGTGGCAAAGCGTGTACGTGGGGAGGATGCCGATATTGAAATACCGATCTACCACAACGATATATATGTTGTACGCCGCATGGTGGATGAGGAGACTGGAGAGGCGGTGCTTGTCAGGCTGCATCTTCCCAAAGACGGGGTTCGGGAATTCACGATACCGCTTACTGCAATTGGGTCTAAGGAGGAGTTCCGCAAGCACGTAGCAGCCAAGGGGGTTGCTATGGTGAAGGTCGATGAGTTGATGTACTACATATCTGACTGGGTTAACTACTTACAATTGAACAACGCCGCCGACATTGCTAAACGACAGTTTGGTTGGACTGACGATGAGTTTTCTTCCTTTGTAGTCGGGGAGAAAGAGATATTCGCAGACCGGATTGAACTAAACCCGCCCTCAAAGCCAACTGCACGGTTGTTCCCCAAGTTCAGGTCAAGGGGGACGCTTGCTGAGTGGCGCGACATGGTCGATTTCTTTAACAAGCCGGGATTTGAACTGCACCAGTTTGCTATTGGGTTGGGCTTTGGCTCCCCGTTGATGTCGTTTACCGCACTGAACGCGGCGATGGTGCATCTATGGAGTGCTGAGTCGGGGCTGGGCAAGACAACGTTACTGCACTGCGCTGCAGGGATATGGGGCGATCCTTCTGAGGTCACGACTACGGAGGATGATACGCTGAACACGCGGATGAACCGCGCCGAGGTGTATAAGAACATAGTCCTGCCGATGGATGAGATTACATCTTCCGTTGCCAAGGGTCTGAGCGACATGCTCAAGTCCTACACGCACGGGCACCAACGTAACAGACTAGACTCCAGCGCGAACGTGGAGCGTGTACGGGGTAAGGTGTGGCAGCAGCTATGCCTTTCTACAGGAAACCGTAGCTTGATCGAAGTTATTTCCGCGTACAAAGCCATACCAAAAGCTGAAGCGCAACGGGTGCTGGAGCTTGAAGTGAGCGAGGCCATCCTGCCAGCGAAAGAAGTTACGGACGAACTTAGCATGAGGCTGCGGCAGTTCTACGGCACCGCGTGTATCCCGTATATGCAGTATGTGATGAAGGATATCCCCGGTGCTCGGAATCTGTACCAGTCAACAAAGACTAAGTTGGACAGCGCCATAGGGTTTAACGCCAAAGACAGGTTCTACTCGGCAATTGCCTCAGTGCCTACCACAGGGTTGATGTTGTCCAAACGCGCAGACCTGCACGACTTCAAGATTGGGCGCATGGTGGAATGGCTTATTGAAACTATGAAGGTAGCTAGGGTCAGTGTGGGCGCGATAGACGCGGGGCCGGAAGCAGTACTTACTAACTTCCTTACCGAGAACTATAACAACATCCTACGGATAAAAAGTACGGACGATAATCGTCAGCCTTACAGTGATACCGACATGCTAATCATCCCTGATAGTACCCCACGAATATCTTTAGTTGCACGTTATGAGTACGATATCAAAGTATTGTATATAATGATAAAGCCGTTCAAAGACTGGTGCAGCAAGCAGCAGCTTAACTTCCATACCGTGACGGGACAGTTAAGCGCGGGTAAGACCAAAGCCATTGTAAAGAAGAAGCATATGGGCAAGGGCACAAGGATGAACCTGCCATCCACAAACGTGCTGGTGCTGGACTGCTCGGAGTTTATGGACGATGAAACGGAAGCTGCTCTTTCCACCGCCACAGCTTTTTCTGCGCCATCACCATTCCCCCAATCTGCATGAAGACGCAGTGTGCCCAGACGGGTTGAGCATAGTAGTAGAGTGGGGGGAGATGGCAGTGGGGGGATCAGTATTCATCCCCGCAGTAAATCACAAAGTGTTGAGTATGCAGGTAAAAGATATTGCAGGGCGGCTAAAAATGACGTTGAAGGGGTTTAGCCGGATAGAGGCGGGGTGCTACGGGATGCGTTTTTGGCGGGTGCTGTGATACACTCCGTTTGCAGTATCTCCCCCCCTCATGTGAAGCCTCCATGATTACCCCCCGGCGCAATGCTGGGGGGATTTTTTTACTCCCCTGCATCCCTTGCATATCGCTCTAACTCTGCACGTAGTTTCTCGTTGACCACAATCCCAGACCGCATCCGAGAAGTTGTTTTTTCGTGGGCTTTCATTGACCGGCCAAGTGCTTCTTCCAAACTACCCAGCCCCGGATGTTTCCGGAACAACTCCCGTAGCTCGTCTTTGATTTCGGTTTGGGCCTCTCTATCGCCCATCCGCCCCGCTGTGTAGTATTTGCGGAACAGCTTGGTTTCTTTCTCGCTTACGTACTTGTCGATACCCTTAAGGCGGTTGTTAAGTTCATTTTGCCGTTGATAGTCGGAAGGACTGAATCCAAGGGCTTGGGCACTGACGTTGAAGATGCTAACGTCTCCAGTAATTGGGTCGCCGCGCAACGTATTAGCCCCTTCCGTTGCAAACCGGGCAGCTTTAAATATGTTGCCAATCCCCGAAGGCAGGATCTGCTCCATACCCCGCAGTGTGTTCCCGTCCTGCATCAGTTTAAGCCCACGTTCTACTTTGGAGGCTACCCCGTATACCGGCCCACCCAACTGTTCTAGGATACTTGCGACCACTGAGGGCTTGTCCCCCGTCCGCATTTCACGGAACAGCAAGTCAGACATACTTACACGGCCTGAAAAATCCAAGTTAGTTGCATAGCTTAGTGGCCCGTTGGTGAGCATCGTGCCCATATACTTACGGGTCACCATCTCCAAATCATCCTCGTCCTCGTCTTTAAACATCCCGTACAGGACAGACAGGGCACCAAACATCGGGAGTCCCTGCACCCCTGCAACCAACGCCGCCATCCCCGACATTCCGGCAAACTGCGCCATTGCCGCTTTCCTGACGGCCTTGTCTTCACTTTGCAACGCATCACGCAACATCCGTAGCTGCAAGTACATCATGGACACGCCGTACCGCTTGAACATGAACAGCACCCGGCCTACAGCACCTTGGGCAATCCTTGGAGCCGAAGCCGCCGAGGTGCCACCCTGCGTCATTTCAGTTACGTATACGGCATGATTGGCAGCGGCGGTTTCACGTTCCTCTTTCGATAGCGTATTGGCAGGAATCCCATCTGAGGTTTTGGCCCCGGCTTTCTTTAGCCGATCCAGTTCAAGGTCATACGCAGCAATCGCCGTAACTTGCCGGTTTACCCGGTCAGCTTGGTGGAACATCCACCCAGTGATAGCGTTTACGCGACTACCCAATGTTGTCCCATCGGAGGCTTCCAGCGTATCGTAGACCTGTGACGAACTCATCTGCCCCTGTGTTTCTAAAACACCCATCAAAGTTTTATAACGGGCAAACGCGGGGTCTTTTGCAGAGTAGTTATCCAGCGAGTACATCGCGCTGCGGGTATAGGTTGTACCCAGAGTCCCGAACACATCTACAGTCTTACTACGCCCACTCCCAGCAAATATTTTGTAGGCGTTCATTACGGCTGCGGATGCTTTAGCGTATCCATACTCCCCACCCAGATAGGGCAGCGTTACCATAGGAACCTGCGCCCCGTTGACCAACGCAGATGCAGGGTTAAGCCCCAACAACATATTGAACCCGATCCCGGTAGCAAACTGGGATAGCTTGGAGATCGTCGGGTTGTTGATGAACGTAATACGTTTTTCGTACTCATTAACATAAGCGTTGATTACGCTGTTGTCGTCCCCTGCATTTTTGGCAAGTTTAGACAATTTCTTCATGTTATCAACAGCAGCGTTTAGTTTTGGCGCGTACTCCATGTTGGCAAGCTGCCGAGAAGTATTGAACAGCCGCTGCCGCATTGCCCCAATTGCATCGCGTTCGTACCCCATTATCTGTTCCCGGCGCTGGAACGATTGTGCAAACGCTGTTTCTGGCAGCGTGTCCAAGAACAACTGGACGATAGCCTCAATATTTTCTGTGGGAACGCGCACCGGGTTCCCTGTGACGGGGTCTTCTACACCTGTTTCCAAAACCTTTACCACATCGTTGATGAACGAAGTAGACGGCACCTTCTTGTAGTTAATGTTCTTTAGGTTGGCGTAAGAAACAAAATTGGAAGATTGCTTGTTTGCAGCCTTCTCGTCCCTGATGAACCGCTCCCGCCCCCGTTCTGTTTCAAATGACTTTACTACATGGTCAGACTGACCATTCTCTACGGTGTCATAAGCCAGCCAGTACGCTCCAGTGCGCGTCAACGGGAAATACGGGTCGGTGTGCGCCCGTTCAACAAGCTTACGGAAGATCCCATCTGCAATAGCGGCGCTGCCTTCCCGGTCTTCCAGTGATGCATTTACACGCTGGCGCAAGGATTTCAACAGGTTCTTGTACATCTCTCTGTAGGCATCCCGCATCTCCACGTACAACTTCTGCCCTTCTGGGGGGAGGGAGTTATACATCGCCTTGACCTTGCGGTATTCCGCTTGCTTTTTTGCAGCGTTACTACGAGCCTCGGCGGTGCCGGTTCGTGCAGCGTAGTCTGATTCGTTTTTAGTCGGATCGACTTCCAGCGTAGTGCTGTCATACACAACGTCATTGAACAATTTGACCGTGGGTTTCCCTGCACCTTTAGCCCAATTACTAGCGCGGTTTACCAACGCTTCAATCTCTTTGTTGCGTTTATGGATTACTCCAGCCCGTTCGTTGACCAGCGTGTTAACTCTCTCACCGTGCACCCCCAGTGCTTTCTTAGCCACTTCACCCAGAATGTTGAGCGGCAATACTGCCAACAGACCCGCACGGGCAGCGGTGGAGGTGGAGTCTTTAAGTAGCTGGTGTATCTGATCCACACGTTCAGGATTCATCCCCGGCAGTTTCTCTGTCAGCCTCAACGCGGACTCAAACACATTCTTCACGGTCTGCTGGCTGAGTAGCGGCGGGACAACTCCGGTCTCGACTATACGTGCGTCTATTGCACTGGGCGACACGTTTGTCGAAGCATAGTTCGTACTAAACAGGGTGCGCCCTATTTTTTCTTGTTGTGTGGCTGGTACTGACCCACTCCCCGCCCGTTTACGTGTCACCTCTACCGTTGCGTTAATAACGTGCTCTAACGCCGAGTTGGGTACTGTGTTATACCCTGCGGCCTTGACCGCCGAGGCAATAAGCTGTTTGATCTTGCTTACAAACCACGCAAACCCGGAAATGGGTTTGGGGGTCGGAAACTCTTTTTGGGGCAACGATATGTTGGACAGGAACTTCTGCAGACCCTTATCTGTAAGGATCTCAGCTACCATTTCAAACGGGTTGGTAGCACCATAAAAAATTGATTTTTCAAACTGTTTTGGGTACGTTTTTTTCAAGTAATCAAAAAGCTTGAAAAGTTCTACCGCGCTCTTGTACTCCCCAGTTTTTGTATACGCAGCGTCTGCTGCGGATAGGGGGGCGGCAGATTGCAGCAAGCGGGTGTACACCTCGTATGCCTTGGACATCGCGTTAACGGTGCCAGCGTGTACCAGTTCGTGCAGCAGGGTCTGAATGGCCTCGTTAATGGTGTTTGGGTATGCACGTTGCAAGTACAACCCCGAATCTATATTTACCTTGTCGGCGGCAGAAAAATACGTACCCGCGTAGTAGCCAATTTTCCCATTAGAGAGCATTACTTCTGTCTGTTCATTAATAAACCGGATAGGGGGGAATACATTGTTCACCAACAGGAACTTTGCAACCTGCCTGTGGATTGGGTTAGCCCCTTTTGCAGCAATGTAATCAAGCGCAGCCTTTGTATCACCTCGCGCAACCGCGTGGTAAAACGGTGCAAAGGGTTTGGGGATTACCTTAGCTTTAATTTGTTGATTAATTGCGTCATGCACTTCACCCTGCAGTAACTTATCCGCCAGATCCTGTTTACGCTGTAGTTCACGCACCTCGCTAACAAGTTTTTCTTGCTGCAGATCCGCTTCTGCTTCCGCTTCTGCTAAACGTTCTTCGGTGGGCGGGTTGCGGTTGTAAAACGCATCGTATGTGGTATCAAACAGACTTATTTGGTCTTTAAACGCACCGGGGTCTTTACGCATGGCTGCGGCTGTTTGTTCTATTTCACCGGGGCCATACACCCCAGACTCACCACTACGCGCAGCTTTTACCCAACTATCTACCGCAGAATTTACTCTAGCAACGGCTGCTCTATGCGCCATTGCCGGGTTACGCATCCGCGTTTTGAGGCGGATAACTTTATCTTGCGCAGCGGTATGCTCCGCTTCCAACCTGTCTATTATTCTTATGGTGTCCGGTTCAGCAGCAAGCTCTGAGGGTGTGATAATCCGCGCATCGGGGGTGTCGGCTGTATCTTTACGACGACCCTTTGACGCACTTGCTTTACGTTTTGCAGGTTGTTGCCTTATCGCACCTTGCTCTGAATGCTTGGATACATCCGAGGCGCTCTGCGGGTTGTTGATAATGCTGGTCACAACCGTTGTAGTAGGTGAGTACGCGGTGATTCCGGGGAACGTCTGCTCAAGCGTCTGAACCATCGGGGTGATGTACTGGATACCCCCATTTGCAAACTGCTTCTCAATATGGTTTTTATAGAACGTTTCGCCATAGTTCAGGCACCCGTAGGATATAAAATTATCATCAGCAGTAGGAGTGGCAAGGCGACCCGGCCTGTTTTCGGACGGTGTTCCCGTATATACAATATGACCCGCAATAGCAGAATTGCTAAGTTTGATGAAAGTAAAGTATTCACCCTTTGACACACCCTCAAACCTTCCCGCAGGGGTAACTTTTTCTGCTTGTGTAGTCTGCGCCACGGTTTTGTTTAACGCGCTAGTCGGCAATACATCCGCATATTTAGCAGCACCCATCAGTGTTGGGCCTACCGCCATTAGCGTCCCTTTAGCATCAAACACATACGTAGTAGCTGTGGGCTTATCCGTTAGCATGAACGGCTTACCCTTATTGTCGTTAGTCCCAACCACATAAGCAGCAAGTACAGCAGTAGTGGTCGAGGGCACCACTGCACCGAAATCAGCGCGGGGGTT